GTCAACTCATTGATGACCGGAATGTACTGTCGGATAATCTTAGTCTTGATTCCCGTATCACGAAGCAACTCACCAGCAATACGATTGTAAGATGCCTTCTCATTAAGAACATACTTCTCATCAGTCCTCTGGTGCAATTCAGAATCTAACTCAGACAAATCAGAGTTTGCTTGACCCATATCACCAGAACTGTCGGCCATATCATTGAGGTCAGTACGAAGTTTATCTATAGACCTCTGAAGTCGAATGATGGTCTGGTTGTTATTATGCAGAGTATTCTGGTCAACAAGGCACTCGGACATGCGAGACTCAAGGGAGACGATATCGTCTTCATATATCTTGCGTTGAATTTCCGCCTCATCCATAGTGGTCTTCAGACCTTTCGCTTTGGCTGTTGCAGAATCTTTCTTTTCTTTTCGCAACTCTTCTGCGATATCTTGGTCACATGTAGGACAGTGTTCGTTCTCATCGAAGAACTTTGCTTCCTTAACTACGGTCTTAACCTGTGTCTTGAACTGTGCATAGTACTGGTCTAACTTCTGTTTGTTTTCACGTACTGTGGACAAACTATCCGTGATGGTTGGCAACAACGAATTAACCGTCTCAGATAAAGTGATGTTCACCGCATTCAACTCTTCTATCTCAGTCTGGAACTCAGAGATTTCACCCTCTTTATCTTTACGGTGTTGGGTGTTGATTGCGGTCAAGTCACGGATATACTTCTTCTGTGCATTAATCTTAGTCTTGACCACTTCAATAGAATGGGTGTTGTTCTCAAGTTCGCCTTTAAGGAGAGAGGTCTTCTCCTTGAGTAACATGTTCATCTTAGAGAATATGTTAATGTCAAGGAGGTCTTCTATCACGTCACGCCGAGAGGTTGAGTTGAGTTGCATGAACGGAACAAAAGACGACGAACCTAGAACAACAATCTGATGGAAACTCTTGTGAGACATCTGAAAGACGTTCTTCTCAAGAATGTCCTGATATTCCCGTGCGTGTGAACTCTGGTTAATCATACTACCGTCTTTCCAGATTTCAAACTTAGCAGGTTTAATCCCCCGCACCACACGATATTGGACAGTATTAACACTGAAGGTAACCTCAGTCACACAGTCTTTATTATTGATTGTGTTGATTAACTGATTCTTGGTTATCTTTCGGTGCGCCTTACCAAACAATGCAAACGACAACGCGTCAAGCATCGTAGACTTACCAGCACCGTTCTCACCAACAATAAGGTTGGTCGAACTGTCTAGGAAGTTTATTTCGTTAAAATAGTTACCAGTTGAAAGGAAATTCTTCCAACGTAAGGTTTCAAATTTAATCATGCAATCTCGACACTCTGCGCTTCAATCATTAGTTCAGATACTACAGCCTTAATACGTTCTTTGTCTAAGTCGGTTTCTACTTCTTGGATATAATTATACACTAAAGTTTCGGTGTCGTCAATAGTTATATCAGTATCCGAGACATTTTCTCCTCGGAATTCTTTGAAGTCTTCGGCAATCTTCAGTTCGTGTATCTTCTGCATCTGAATCTTATCGACATACCTCTCAAACTTCTGCATATCAGAACGGTTAGACACAATCAACTTAACGAACTTGCCGTTCAGATATGATAGGTCTTCGAAGTAATTGATAGTGTCTTCATCATAATATATTTTGTGGAATAGAGTGACCTTATTCTGTACTGGAGTCATCTCACGAGTTTCGGTGTCGTAGATGTGGAAGTACTTGGGGTCGTGCGCATCGTTCCAGAAGAACTCCATCTGCGAGCCTAGGTAAGTGATATTACCCTTACTGGATTTAGTATGGAAGTGTCCGGACAACACGGTTTCAAAACGTTCTAGAGGTTTCGGATCCATACCAGTGTGACATACGATACCCTTATCCATCTCAAATCCTGCGAGTTCAAAGTGGCCACCGATGACATCAGCACCGCAGTTGTCCAAGAAGGTCAGAACCTCTTTCTCATTCTCAGGACAAATCCAAGGAACCAGACCAAACTTTACACCACCATAATCACGGACTATAGGATCCATGAGGATATCAACCTCATTGATGTAGTGACCCATCAACTCTTTCAAGGAGTTTAATTCGATAGTATTTTTAAAGTAAACGTCATGGTTGCCGGGGATAATATCCATATGAATATTGTGATCCCGAAGCCTATCCAAGAAGATACGGCGGTTGTGATTTAACGCCTTTAGGTTAATAGTTTTACGATTATCATAGTAATCCCCCAAATGTAGAATCTGGGTTATACCGTTCTCTAGGAGATAGGGGAAAAACTCTTCGGTGTAAAAGCGTTCTTGATAATCCATGAAGATATCAGAGGAATTCCGACATCCGCAGTGGGTATCATTCAGTATTGCGATTTTCATAAATGACTCAACTCAATTTATATGACGACTATTATACTACAATAAATGGCATGTGTCAAGTCTTTATTCTAATTGCATATTGTAATCCGGTGGAAGGTTAGTAGTTTCACAAAAATTGTCTCCACACCTTTCAAAGGTTTGGTTACCTAGTTTTTTATTTTTTTCACGTTTAAGTGATTTCTGATTATCAATAGAAATTTTACGCATTCTTTCGACAGGTGTAGCGGTTGTACATACATAGGTAACACCATGGGCTATTGCAAGTTTCTTTGCATCTTTACCCAAGTTGTCTATAACCAGACTTCTGCACTGGTCATCAGAGATATCACCCGTTGTTGCGAAAGATAGGTATAATACTGCTGTGATGACTTTCAATATTTACTCCAGATAATCGGATAAGTCAGAGTCGACATTTACAGCACGTCTTTTTCTTTTCTTCTCTTCTTTAACATATTGTTTGAAATCGTCATCTGCGTTTTTTACAACATCGATACGTTGGCGCAGAGTATCTATGAAGGGAGAAGCTTGTTGAGAGAAACCTTCACCGTCACCATCCATGAATGCGCTAATATGTGCTTCAGCAATATACTTCATCTTGATGTCTTGTTGTTTCTTTTCTTTTTGAATTCTTCGGAGGAATGCATACCATGATATCTGTGTGAAATATGCGAATGCATTTGGTTTACCCGAACGGGTAGCAGCTTCAATATCATAGTTCTCGATTGCTTTGAGACAGTTCTCCACAGCGTCCATCACCATCTCTTCACGATAAGTGTAACGAACGAAGTTCCCCTTGTGAGAAAGTCCTTCTGCGATCTTTAAAAAACAAGTAGCAATATAGTTAGTCACCACAGGGTGTGGTTTACCCTGTTCTTTAGCTTCCTTGACAGTGGTGCAGTATTCTACTACTGCGTTTGAGAAATCTTTATTACTTACGTAATGGGGTTTTTCTTTTGGTTTCATGATATACTATTCCATTAATTTAGGGTCTATTATAACATTTTATAGACCGTTTGTCAATCAATATGCATTACTCTATTTCGTAAATCGCTAGATGAGAATCTATGCGACCTTTCATTGAAGTATAATTGTATACCTCGTTTCCTACAAATATCCTTGCCTGTGAAGTCTTTGTCTCTATACTCTTCACCTAGTATACGCAAGTCAATCTGATACATGGCAAGAATGTCTTCTAAGTCTTGTTCAGTCACATACGGAATAATCTCATCGACATATCCAACTGCATTCAGCTGAGAATATCTCTCAACTATGGTCTGCACCGGAGAATTCTTGTTAGAACGGTCTAGGGAAGGGTCAACCTGTAACCCACATATAAGGTAATCGCAATGTGCCTTTGCATCACGCAACATAGCAACGTGTCCCGCATGTAACAGGTCAAATGATGAACAAGTGAACCCTACTATCATAACGTTTTATGTTGTTTAACTAACAACTCTAGTGCCTCTTCAACAGTGACATCTAAGTTATAATGAGTGGAGATAAAAGTTGCGTACCGTTCAAAGTGTGGTGCAAGACCTAACTCTTGTCTAACCTTTATCTGTACAGCATAACCTTCCACTTCAGAACGAAGTCGATAGTCTTTATTGAACTGATACCAAATCCCGTGAGTACAAAACGTTCTCCAGAACTGATGGACATGAACTTTCTCATGCTCTATCAAAGCGGTGTTATTTCTGTGTGCTTTACGAACAAAGATGATAGGCCCGAAGACGTATGCCGCGAACCTCTTGGGAATAAATGTGCTTAACGGAATAATAATATGTAATAACATTTTTTTTACCTCTACCCTTGACAGATAGTGTTTTATAGTGTATAATCTAGCTTGTTGTCCAGAGGGGTATATAAGGATTAGTTTGGTATCATTCCTGTAACATCTGAATCAAATACGTCACTTTCTTTCCTCATATCATCTAAAAAATCTTCTAATGACATTTCTTCATTATGCATATCCTCGACACCTTCGTTGTAATTCTCTTCAAGATAGTTAGCCATCTCTTTAAGAGCAGTTTTATACTGTTGCAACATTTCCTCAGCAGGAACAGCTAGAGACATAAGTTTATCAGTAAAAATGACAATAACATTGGTGGGAGTGTCCTGATAGACCATATACGTTTTAAAAGTAAAAAACTTCTCACCCGTCTTCAGTGTGTTCTGCATCAGACTCATTGCATTATTAACAATTATAGAACCGGAAGTTTCGTCCAGAACTTCACATATAACTTCTTCGCCAGTAACTAACTTCAAATGTTTAACTGAAGAACTCATCTTTATTATCCTTAGATATTATAGGTTTTAGGTCAATGGGATACACTTTGTATTTAAATCCCTCTTTAGTATATATCTTAATCCTTTCAGCGCTATGTTTCAGAGTAAAATTCTTATGAGACTTGACATGCAAATCATCAGCGATATCAATAAGCTTAGTAGTCCGACCGTCATCAGACTGACGAAGACCGCGACCAATCGATTGGAGGACTTTAACTTGCGATTTGGATGGAGTCGCGAATACAATATTATGCAAGTTGCGGATGTTGATGCCAGTGCTGAAAGTGCCAAGAGAGGCAACAATAATAGAGTCATTTTCGTTTTCTACAATTCCTCGTATCTGTTCTCGATCAGTCGCATCTACCTCACCCGATACATAAAACACTTTTCTTCCTTCAGGCGCTAACGACTTAATCATTTCATGCAACACCTTACCATGTTTCTCTACAAACTGAAACATCACCAAAGTATTGCCCGTTTGGTCTAGTGCAATCTTACTTATAAACTTATTGCGAGGCTCATATGTAACAATATAGTCAAGTTCTTCTTGATAGTTTTTATCTCTCATCATATTACAGATATCACTGTGATAACGTAAAAGAATAATTGAGATGTCTAACTCCGCTAGTTGTTTATTCTTTTGCAATTCCACGGTGCGTGTCACCGTAAACGTAGGGCCGAATAAACCTTCTAACACTAACTTATTCGTTTCAGTCCCATCAAGTGTTCCGGTAAGACCGAATCTGTATTGTGCTTCGGTGCACTTGTCCATCATCGTAGAGAGAGACTTTGCTTTGAAAAGATGTACCTCATCACCAAAGACGGTGTTGAACTGTTCAAACCACTCCTTACCAAACTTATAGATTGACTGCCACGTAGAGATGATAACTCTCTTGTCAGTAACCTTTTCTTTACCAGAGTATATCTTATGACAGAACTCATCAGCATCATAACCATAGTCAGCAAAGTCTTTGTACATTTGTTCCACCAGAGAGGTGGTAGGAACAATGACCAATATCTTCCCTTCGGTCACTTCATAACAATACCGTAGAAGGTTGTAAATGATGAAGGACTTACCACTACCTGTAGGACTTAACAGAAGACATCGTCTGTTCTCGACTCCATGAGCAATAGCTTTGTACTGGTAGTCTCTAGGTTTGAAAGGTACCTCCAGAAGAGATAAGAAATCAATCAGAGCGGGGTGGTCGATATCCTCTTTGAAGGATGGTATCCCATAGACCTCATGTTCGAGTATTTCTAACTGATAAAAACGGTCTGCACAGAAACGACGCAGATGTGTATAGAGACCCACGTTCATTTGTTTTGAAACCATGTTGTACAGTTTCACTTTCCCGTCCCAGTGACGAGACTTGAATGCTGGCATAAATTTATAGCCAGGCACGAAGAAAGAGAAGTATTCCCTCAATTCATTTTCTTGTGCTGGATGGGCCTCTACCATGAAATGGGAGTGGTCTTTCATCCTTATCCGTATCTTATTATCCACCGGCTTCGAACTTTCTCCAATCAATCATATTTTTAATGGTTTGATGTCGCCACTTCAACGTGTCGACTATATTACTTAGGGATTCGATAAGTGTCTTGTGATAGATGATTTTTTCCTCAGACTTCTGTATCTCAGGGTCTGAATCATAATAATAATCCATCTCACCTTTCAACATGCGCAAACCATTAAAGGGGTCTAAATCCCATCCAGTTGCTAATATCTCTTCTTGAGACATCTTCCCGTTGTAGTATAAGAACTTTTGTTTTAGTAACGTCTTCTGATTGTTTTCAGAACGTTTGAGTTGTAATTTGGCGAGAGCCAGATACTGCAAATACTTTGCATGTAGTGATGGAGTCTGTCGAGAAACTTCGTCCAGTTGGTGCTGTGATATCTCACAGTCCTCTTGCCATTCTTTAAGAATGGACTCTAAATCTATCATCATATAAAAAACCTAATGTGTATAAGGTATATATTATAACACTAACTCGTTATAAAATCAATACAATCTTGCCAATAATTTTCATCATGTCCTAGGACATAGGACAGTGTCATTCTGTAACAATTGGTACTGGCGGCATGATACACCACGTCACCAGAACCATATGTACCAAAGTGTCCCGCCTTGAGATTCCATCCCTTCTCATCTTGAACAGTTACGACCTCTTGGGTCTTTGGATCAACATACTTAAACCACCCGTCACCTTTTTCCGACCAAGTGAAGATAAGGTTATATGCGGAAGCGTTTGCATTATTGTGCCAACCAATAAACCCCTGTGGAGGATATAGTGTGGATAGTGCACTATGTTGTACGCCCAACTCTTCGGTCAAACTAGTGTTCAGATTGTGCCATGTCTTCGCATACTCTTCGGGGTGAGTACCATTGTAATGTTCTGGTTTGATAGGATAACACACGGACGTGGATGCGGAACCATCATGTTCTTCACCCATGTCAATGATTCTCCACATTTCATCTTCGCCAGTGTACACGTCGGCCATACCTTTCAATTCTGAAAAGAGACAACGATTAGATTTCTCTGGTTGGTATAGTTCCCGATAGGTATAACGAAAATCTTCGAGAATACTCAGAACGACACCGTTCTTGATTGAGTACTTTTTTAAACTCATGACAATTCAAATTCGGTGAATCTGAAAGTGGTATCGAAGTTTATATAGGTAACGTCACCTATGGTTGAGGTAAGTTCTATAGCACCTAACTGTGTAGGTATACAGTTCTTATATTTGATTTGTGCACAGAAGTTGTTGTGACTTGTCAACACAATTACTGTGATATCGTGGTGTATTCCGTCTACCTTTTGATAAACAGAATCTTCTAACCACTTTTGAACTTCTTTATATGCAGTTAGGTCTTCATCTAGGATTAAGTTTAAAGACAACTCTCCATACGAAATGGTGTCGCCTGGCATAGGCAACCCTTGAATCCTAGGAATAGGAATCTCTACAGCAGACACGCTAGCGCCCGGATGTTGAACCGACTGAGCAAAGAACTCAAGATTACCATACGTCTCGCGCTCAATTATAACACGAAATCCCGTAGGTTGTAAGAAGTTTTTGTTTTCTGTAAGTGACATGATGTATCCTCTGTATCAGAGTATTTATACAAGAAGTAATGACTTCCATGTCATCTTTATTATTCCTTCGGTTCTGTAGGTGCAGTTCCGGTCTTATCTGCAACATCTTTAATAAGATTTGATGTCACATCCAATACACCGGCGGTTACACCAAAGACATCTGAACCGACACCCTTGATAACACCACCAGTACCGTCAATGGTTGCATCAACGGTGGAACAAGCAGACAAAACTAATGCGAATGCAATTGCAATAATACGCATAACTATCTCCTGTTTTTAGATTACTGGGTAACCAGATACTACGGGAATAGCCGCCGTCTTTTGTTACTTTGTTCAGTTCGTGAACAGAAGTATTTATACGCATAAAAAAAGGGACTCCGAAGAGTCCCTAAAAAGTGGTATGGTTACAAGGTTAGACGCCAAGCCCATACTTCTTATTTTTTTACATATCTTATGCAGAAACCATTAGGTTGTCTACACGCATGATACGGTAGTACGTGTTAACGCCAGCAGTTGCAGCAATGTTCTGCTCACCAGCTGGAGATACGAATGGGTTTGCAGCCATTCCGTAACGAGTCTTGAAACCGATTTTTGGTTGGAAGTCATTCTCGCCAACAGCCTTGACCATTTGTAATGGAACATATGGGCAGTAGAATACACCAGCGTCATAAGCGTTAGAACCCTTATAACCAACAGTGATGTAATCGATTGAGGCGTATGGATCGATATAAACTTTCATCTTACCGTTCAGAGTACCAGCAAAAGTATTACCAGTGTCGTCTACCTGTAGACCAGCGCCTACTTGATAGTCCAACTGACCAGAAGCAGCAAGTGCAGTAGCAACGTCTGATGAACAGATTACGATGTTACCCTTACCACGACGAGTTGTCTTAGCAATCTCGTTCGCTTCACGATCCAATTGAATTACTAGACCTTTGAACTTCTCAGCTGACCAACGGCCATCTGCGTCTGAAGTTAGGTCGAATACGCCTTTAGCAGCGATTGATGCTTGTTGAGCACCTAGAACCGCTTGAGTGTTAACTGTACGAACTACTTCACGGTTGATTTCCGCTAGGATTTCAGTTGAAAGGATGTTCGCTAGTTCAGTTTCTGCGTCAAGACCGTGAATTGCTTTCAAGTCTTGTGCTAGTTCTAGAGAGTATTCTGCTTTAAGTGCACGTGACTTAGCAACAACAGATTGCTTCTCGATTGAGAAACCCATTTCTGCGAAATCATTACCAGTGTTACCCAGTGCTTCAGCAGCTGATGTAGACATTGGACGACCAGCAGCATCTAGTTCACGACCAAGACCAGTAGTCTCGTCAAAACCAGACATACCTGATGATTCACCAGTTTGTGAACTAGTAGCAGAACCAGAGAATGATGAGTCAGCTTCGTTGAATAGTGCTTCGTCACCAGTTTGTGAAGTGTAACGTGATTTCATCGCGAAGATAAGACCAGTTGGGCCTGACATTGGCTGAACGCCACAAACGTCATATGCCATTAGGTTAGGCATTGCGCGACGTACTAGAGAGATCAAAACTGGATCCCAGTTGTTTACGCCAGCACCAGTTGCGTTAGTTGGAGTTTCGGTTAGAAAACCTTGAGAAGCAGAACGCTCTTCCATCATTGCTTTTTCTTGGTTTTCTAGGATAGCAGCAGTAACTGCTTTACGGTGATGATCAGTGATCTTACCAGCTGACTCTTCGTTGAGTACTGGAGACCATTTTTCAATCAATGTATCGTATGAATTGTTCATTTTTTAGATTCCTTATTTCTTAGAGGTTTTTCTTAGAGCAGAGATGTAACCTTCCATCATGGAGGATACTTCAACTTCTTCTTCAGCGTCTTCAGCGACTACTGATTCATCGATTTGCTCAGGGATTTCTTTTGAGAAGTATGACTCTTTAACAGTAGTTACTTTTGCAGTGAATGACTCTTCACTTTCAAAATCAACTGTTTCAAGAAGGCCTTTTAACTTCTCCGCTTGGGTGTCTGCTAGGTCACGAGAAGCTTCAGCGATGATTGACTCACGCTTGTAAGTTTCTAGTTCTTCAGCAAGTGAAATTGCGTCACCTGTAGTAGTGTTTAGTTTTTCTTCTAACTCGTCTACCTGTGATGCTAGTTCGTCAACTAGGTCTACCTTAGACTCTGGAACGTCAATGTAAGACTCTACGAATAGGTCTTTCATCTTGTCCATGAACCCTTCAGCGATTTCGGTACGAAGACCGGAGTGGATCGCTAACTTGTTCTCTTCCATCCAAGATTCAACTACATAGTTTAGGTAAGAATCGACTTTACCGACTAGGTCAGTTTTAATCGAATCGACTTCTTCAGCAAGTTCTTCGGTGTATTGCTCTTCGAGACGTGTAACTTCTTCGGACAACTTAGTCTTAACAGCTGCTTCGAAAATTACTGATGTCTTTTCCTTGAACTCTTCCGATAGTGTTGCTTCGCCTTCAACGATAGCTGCAAGTTCAGACTGAGTGTCAGTCTCTTCCGCAATTACGTCTTCTAGGTCAGTACCTTCCATCATTTTAGAATAGGCTGCCGTTAGGTCGCCTTTTTTCATTTTATTTAAGGACTGGTACATCGCATTGATCATACCTGCCTTAGTTTTCGGTAATGAAGCTTTAGAAGTTGCTTTAGCTGCTTTGTCTACGGACGCGATTGACTCTGGTTCAGATACTTCCTGACCATCTGTCTTCATGCCTTTAGCTGCAGGAGCTTGTGCTTCTTCGAGAGTTTCCTCCACGATTTCGTTAGTTTCAACATCTGTATCGCGGATTTCAGCTTCGACTTTTTTATTAAGATCAGTCATAGATGACTCCTTATAGTTTAGATTTGATTAACGAGAGGAAATTCTTGAATTCCCGAATTTGCACTTCTGGACGAATTGCTATCGGTGCTTGCTTGATTTCAGTCTCTATCTCTTCAATGACTTGAGGTTGCAGAATTCCATTATTCCATACCCAGTCGACACCTTCCATAATCCCATTAACGAAAGCTTCAGGTGCACTTGGATCCTGTACAATATCTACAGTACTAAGAATAAAGTCTTCTTTGACGTACATGACGCCATTTTTGCTCTCAAGACTTCCCATACCACGAGTTGACACGCCTAATTGGACACCACCTTCTAAGAGACCTTTTACGATCTTGCCCATAGGAGTGTCTAATATTTGTGCTTTTCCTACCACATCATTGCCTTCTAATTTGAGGTCAGTGATGAGGTGAGAAACTTTATCCAAGTTAACTGTAGGGCCTTCAGGGTGATTCAACTCACCTACAGCACGCTTCTTGCTAACTTGGTCTTCAACGTACTTATTTACCGCAGACTCCATAATGGCCTTTGGGTAGATTCGTCCGTTTCTATTCTTTTTGTCTGCTTGCGCAAATACACCTTCAATAATGTAACTCTTCTCACCATTATCTTTAGCTTCTACAATGCATTGTACATCGTTTTCTACGTATTCGCTAATCAGTTTCATTTTATTTACCTAAGTCTTTGAGGACTTGTTTCGCGGTTGATTCCGCTTCTTTCTGTGACTTAAACGTATCAACAGAATCACCATCAATAGATAGGTGAAACCCTTTGTCCGTTTTTGTGATAACTACAGGGTATTTAGACATCTTCTTATTGAAGACAATCTTGTCCTTGGATTCCCGCAAATGTTTAAATGTTTTCACAATTAGTCCTCGTTTAGGAGTATTTATACAAAAAAGTATTTATAGTGAATATTTATTCAACTTCGGCCGTAAATTCTTCTTCTTCGACCTCATTGTCCAATATAGCATCTACTTCTTCGTCTTCCATTTCCATCTCAACGGGGTCTATACCGTTGAATATCTGGTCTGCGACAGCTACTTTTTCTGCGTCCAGAGACTGTTGTACTTTGTCCCCTAGGATGTCATTAAATAACTCCTCTGCACTGTTGAAGTTGCCACCCTGTAGAGCATTAACTAGGTCTAGTGTAGGGTTTGTTTCCAATTCTAAATCACTCATTATTAAACTTCCTCTTCTTCGTCTCCGCCATTATCATTTTCGGCTTCAACTTGTTTAGACATGTCTTCGATGTCTTCATCATCAAACATCATTACGTTTTTCATTACCCACTCACGTGAGAAATATTCACCAACATAAGCAGAGATTTGATCCATAGTCTGCAAACGTTCACGCAGAAGTTCTGCGTCTTTCATTTCAGTGAAGTGATTGTCTCTACTGAAATCTACTTGGATGTCCGACTTCCAAGTTTCCCAATCTTGTTCTGTACAAACACCTTTAAGAAGAAGTTGTTTCTTCAAGATACCGATGAACAAGTGGGAGAACTTTTTACGTAGACGGTCAATGAACTTTTGGAACTTGACTTCGTCACGGTTAATCTCAGTGGTTCTTCCTAGAGAGAACTGAGACTCTTGTTCCAAACGGTTTAATGGAACATTCAATGAACGATACAACTTCTTTTGGAAGTAAATGATATCGTCTATCTGTCCCAAGTTCTCACCGCCAGGTAGAGTACTTATCTCTGTGCCACGGCCGCCTTCTCGACGAGGTAACCAGAAGTCTTCGAGCATGGACATGTGTTTGCGGTCATCTTTGATTTCACCGCTGTTGGCATCATAAACGATTTTGTTACGATACCGAGACATAATGTCTTTTAGATGTTGTTCCGCCTTACCCTTCGGTAAGTTACCCACGTCAATATAGAAGATACGACGTTCAGGTGCACGTGCCATACGATAGATGACCAGTGAGTCTTCCATCATACGTAATTGGTTTACGGGTTTCATTGCCTTCTGTAGATACGACAGCACACGTTTCTTACTGGAATCTAGAAGGCCTGAAGTGACATACGAAACAGAATCTGGTGACAACTTGATACCGTTATTCGCACCAGCGCGTTCCTGATAGACATAAAAGTCGTTAGTCTTGTCAACAACCTTTGCACCTGTCTTAGGATCTTTTTTGTATTGCACTTCCTTTACTTTACGAATCTTGGTCGCGTCAACAGGTCGGCATTCTAAGATGCCTGCTTTGAGGTTGGATTCGTTAACTACTAGGTGATGATATATTCTTCCGTCAACATACCATGAACGGAACATGTCATGACCATACTCTTCGAAGTTCAACATGGCGACAACGCCATCGAACTCTTCGGTAATAGTCTTTTTGATTTTGTCTGGAGCCTCAACCTTATCTAGGTTGATGCTGATAGAACTTTCTAGTTCTGAGGAAACGATTGACTCGTTGATGATATCTTCGATTGCAGCATCACACTCTGGGTGTTCTGCCATGTTTCGATATTTTTTGATTAACTCTTGGTTATCCTTCGCGCCAGTGCCTTCCATATCGACATACTGACCAAAGTAAGAACCTGATGCAGTAACATACCCAGCACCATCTTCATCCACTTTAGGGACAATAGAAGTCGCTTTCTCGCTTTCTTGATTTGCCTTCTGAACTCGTTTTAGTTCGAATCCAAACGCCTTAAACAAATTGTTATCTGCCATAATATCCTCTTACCTAATAAAAAGGGGTGGAGAACCACCCCCATTCATATACTTATAATACCATTAACTAGTGGTATCTGACTCCCAATATTGAACTTGGAATTCTACTGTATACTCTTCGATAGCGTCCACACTATCGTAACTTACATCGATTGCCGCAACGTTTGTTGGGAAACAACCACGGAAGTTATAAGTCTTCAATATTGAACCGTCTTTATCTAATTGTTCAACGATGAGGTCTGCTTGGTAAGCAACAGGGTTAGTGATACCCGTGTTAGCGCTGTGACCATTCATACCGTTCATCCACTTTTCCATGGCGTTACGTGTATTGAAGTCGGTATCGTTCAAGATAGTAACTGTCCAAGGTTCGAATGTACGATCCCCGGCTAGTTTCAATTGTCGACCACGAAAAGGAACTTCAATAACATTCATGATTGATGCTGGCAATTGCGCAGTCTTACACAAAAAAGATGTTAGTTCCACATCTCCACCGGCATACGCAGGGAAGTTAACAGTTGCACGAAATAGATTTGGACGTGCACCGCCACCTTTTAGTTTTGCTTTAAAATCGTCTACTCTTAATGACATGATTATTCCCCTTATACTGTGCCGACTACTTCTTCAAACTCAACACCTGATCTTACAGCTACGAAGTTTAGAGTTACGTAGTTGATTGAACGTGCTGGCTTGATGAAGCAAGTTGCGATGAATTCGTTGCGGTCGACAACTTCTGCGGTGTTGTTTGTTTCGTCACAAACAACGCGGAAGTCGGTGATACCACGCCGACCCTGAATTTCCCGTAGGAATGGTTCTACAATATTTACGAACTCTGCACGAGTAAACTCGTCGTTGAATTCGAACATTACGTTTTCGCCTGCTTCACTAATTGCTCTTTCGATAACTAGGAATAGTCTGCGTACGTTGATACGGTCGAATGCAGATGGACGCGATTGGTGAGTCTTGTCACCATATAGCATTACACCTTGGCCTGGGATACTTACAATTGGATTGATTCCATTCTTGTAAAGTTTATCACGCTCTGTCTTACTAGGATTAATCAATAGTTCAGTAACACCTACGTATTGACCACGTCTAGAACCCGCTGGTGAGAACCAAGGAGCAGAGACTGCATCGGCAGCGGCCATAACGCCTGCTGTTGAAGATGCTGCTGGGATAAACTCGTACTTATCTTCGTATTTGTTATAGACCTTAAACCAGTTTCCATCAACAATTAAGTAAGATGAATCTTGATTAAGAGTAGTCTTGATGTATGTTACCATACTATCAACATTACCTGATGTTGGGGAAATTACCGCAACGCAGTCTTTTCGAGATGTAGCGATTTCAACAAGCTTCTGGTGAATAGTTTGTGCTGAATCCTGACCACCAGCTGGTTGGATAAGGAAATCAATCTGGATAGCTTCTTTGTTTAAGAAAGCATCGTATGCATTCACGTAATCTACTACGGTTTCATTTAGAGTTCCGTCAGAACCGCCTATCAATGTTACTGTTCCTGCCGCTGGTACACCAGTAGAGGTGACCCAAGAGGAAGATTTATTGATAACTTCTGTAACGAAATTATTAGAACCGTTTGGATTTTTAGCATTAGGGTCAGTGGAAACGAATTCGTATGTTTCGACAACTTCTCCTAGTGCGGACGATGAAACATATCCGAGAGAAACTACAATGTGAAGTTCATCACCTACTGGAGGAGATGTGAAGAAACCTTCAAATTCCCAAGCAGCGAAAGTTGATGAATCTGCTACGGATACAGAAATTGTATTACCGAGAGCACCAAAATACTTTGCTTCGAAAGCACCGATTGTTGATTTTCTGTAGCCTGGGTACGCTGGAGTTACTTCAGTTCCATCAGAATCTAGGACTGCTGGAATGTCTGGTCGGTCTGCGCGAACTATAAATGCGCTTGAAGAATATTTTAGGAAGTACGAGGCAGAGAGAAAATCTCCTGCATACGCATCTCCTGCTAGTGGGGATCCAAAAGTAGACGCCAACTCGGTTTCATTACCGATTAAGATTGGTGTGTTCAGTGGGCCCCAATTAAAGTCGCCTGCGAGTGCGCCAGTAGTGGAAGTGACAGCAGGTACGATACCTGTCAAATCAATTTCTCTTACTGTTACTGCCGGAGACTCTGAAGATAAGAGAGTCATGATAGTGTCCTTTTAGTTAAGGTATAATAAGTTAGTCATAATACGGAGTTTTCTTTCAATGTATCTATTTATACTTTTAGTAAATTTACCAATTATCGGGGTCATATGTCGCCCAATTCATACTGTAAGGGTCGTATAACTCCTCTTTGGGAACATAGTCCGAACCATCATCAATGATTCCGAAAGGGGGTAAATCGTCCTCTATCTCCTTCATACGTTGGTCAAACAACATCTGCTTGATATTGACATTGGTCATGTCACCAAAAGATTGTGTCCCCACAAAGTAACCGAACATGACTAAATTCATCATTAAGTCGTCATGGTTACCGTCAGAGGCTTCGTATGATGTTCCTTTGGAAACAAAGGTGGACACTTCCATAATAGTGTTTTCATCAACAATATCGAGTTTATGGTTCTCGATGATATCCTTGATTGAGGAACATCCCATCCGTTTTACTTTTCTGTCCATGCGGATACCGATAGCATCTGCTTTGATTGCAGACTCTAGGTGAATGTTCTCATATTCCAAATCTTGATATAGGCCCACGCACACGACCATACCTTGGTCATTGTTCTCAATAACAACATACGCTTCGTTATATACGTTAGCATATTTGTAAATCATGTTTGGATATAATATTGGGGATATCCTGTTGTTCCTGTACACACATACCTGTTTAAACGGTTGCACCGAAACATCGATTATGTTAAATGTTGAATAATCCTGTCCTCGCCCTTGACAGACATCGACAGTCATGATATACTGATGCTCTAGTATCGGTTCTTCATAAACTAATAAGTCCCCACCTTCTAGTCTACGTTTTGGTTCTCTAGCACGTAAGTCAAGAAGCACTTGACCCTCAATAAGAGTATTACCAGTACCAAAGAAAGTATTACCAAACTCTTGGTCAAACTGCAGCTGTGACGTATTTGCAATCGTCTGAGCTTTCCACTTCTCATCTCTGCCAGGCACATCCCACCAGTCTACACGGAAGGGTTTATACTCATTAACCTTCTGTACCGCACCTTCCCATATCTTCTGATATGTGTTACCAATACCGTTCGCAGTACTTGTTATGATAACTTTTGTATCTTTACCAGATGAGATTACTGGGTATGTTGATGTGTAGAACTCTGCCGCATTCTCTACGAAAGCAAACTCATCTAGGAACAGTAGGTTAACCGACATACCACGAATAGACGAACCGGAGGTCGCTGCAGCGATGATACGCGAGTTATTGGAGAACTCTATAGACCCTTTGTTGAGTGCCTTACATCCCGGCTGGAGAAAGAATGGAAGGTTCTCTAACATCAAGGTTACACGTGAAAGCATCTCACGCGCAGTTGCACCTTTGTTAGCAAGGATTGCAATTGTCTTCTCTGGATGAAACAGGGAATACCATAAAAGGTATCCCACAGAGGAAATAGACTTACCTGACTGTCGACATGCGAGAACGATAGAGAATCTATTATCATTGAAATGTTCGAACATCTCTTCCTGATAATCATACAACTTGAATGGTACTAGACCTTTATCTAGGTGCACAACCTTAACATACTTCCTACAGAAATATGCGGGATCTTTCATACACTTCTGATATTCCCTGAGTTTCGTTTTGTCCCAATCCTCGGAAACGCCGTCACGTTTGACCTGTGGGTTTCCGAGATAACTGTTCTTGGTATATGAAGTCATCTTATGAAGACCTGTAGAGACTTTCTTTTAGGAGCATCATGTCTTGTTGCTGTAACGGCATGAATTATCTTACCTTTTTGAAATACCGCCATACCTAAATCTGGTCTAATAGCCGTGGTCAGTTTGTCACCGTCCATTCGGAAAACAAAATATCCACCGTAGTTATCGTTCCAGTTATCGTTTAAGTAGAATGATGCAGATGATGAATATGCACGGTCAGTGTGCCAGTTCAGAGCAAACTCCCCTTCACCCTCATAATACATTACAAGATAGTCTTCATAATTGTTGCTAGACCCAATCGTAGAAATGCACTTGTCCGCTAACAGTTTGACCAAGGAGGGGTCTGATACTGGGTGTGTATTAGTATAACCACCCACACCATCTATCAACTCTTTTGGCCAAGAGTCGTTCCTTAGTGGTGTTGGGGACAATTCGACATTTTTATTCATGTGCGATATAATTCTCTTATATTCCGCATCGGTGAATGTATCGTCTGTTATCTTTACCAACTGGGTTTTATTTTTCCTACGTGATATTATCTTCATCATCGCTTTGATCAATAGTTTTTTCATCTCCCAACAGCATACGCTGAAGGTCTGTAGTGGAACCAACGAATAGATTATTAGTAGTTGAAGATTCTGGAGGTTTGTCTTCTTTGGTAAGCTCTTTCTGCTTTTTGTTGAGATCCATCAGTTTATCGTTGACATCTGCGATGCCTTTAATCATACCAGATAGAACCTCAAACGCACGAGGATGTTCACTCTCACGTGCGACTTCAATCATGAGTTCTAGGGACTCACGACCTTTCTCAATTAGGTCATAGTATGTATCACGAGAATATTCATAGTCTTGTTCATGCACAAAGTTCCGTTTCTGCTCATCATCGAGGATGGCAGGCGGGTTGCTCGAATCATTCATAATGTATTTCCTAATTATTCTGGGAAAATTATCTCGGTGTTGAAACCGTAATCACCGTCTGGACTTACGTCTATAGGGTCTGGAGTGGTATTTATGGTTTCTATAAGAAGTTCTTCTCCCTCGGTCTCTGTCAAAAAGTTTAGGTTTGTATTGACTTCACGAATCACCGGCCCTTTGAGTTCTGGCCCATAGAAGTTAACTTTCATCTCGAAAGTGAGAGTATATATGATGGTGCGTCTTTGTTCTACAGGGCCTTCGAAGTCATCTTGAAAATCTAATCCCGTCAATACTATTGGCACATCTTCTTTAATGCTTGGTTCATCCGCAAAAGGTTTGACAGTCAAGGTATATTGAGGAGCAAAATATGGTAAGATTTGTTCTACTACTTGTAGAGCATCATCCTGAGACTTTGCATAAACTGACAAAGAGAACCCGACATTATACGGAACACCAACGTAAGTTTTTCGTTGAACCGTATTGTCTGTGGTAACAACATTAGTGAAACTGTTCACTTTAGGTAATTGACGTGTTGCGTCATATGCAATAGAGTTTATCTCGAACGACATACGTGGAAGTTTAATAGCAACTCTGCGTTCTGCTTCCTCTCCGTTAGACATTTCTTCTAACCGCTCTATGAAAGACCTTTTAGGTGCATATGATAGAGGCACCTTGACCTGTGATAACACCTTACCCGCTGAGTCTGTTCTCAAAACATGTAAGTTATTAAACATTGAACCGAACACTGCAACGCAAGTGCGGACACGTTTATGATAAAAGTGACTTCCCATCATTATGATATGTCTCCGAATGGATTGGACTCAGAGAAGTCCACAAAATCATTAGCGAAATCATCAAACACTTTATTCTGTGAAAGTGGTTGGATTTCATTTACACCTTCGTCCAAAGATGCTGGAGTGAGGGATGCGTTATTTCCTACGACTGCTCGGTCTGTTGACCAAACATGATAATTACCGTCATCAGCTCCAGTGTGTGCAATTTTGAGCAAACGAGTTTCGCTGTTGAAGTAGGTAACCTCACCTTCGAGAACATAATCGTCAAACGTCTGAGTTACGGTTTCGCCTGGCGTATAGTAGGATTCACTTCCCGACGACTCCATAATAAGTTCGTATTGGAATGCGTGTTCTTCTTCAACCCTGTCGATAGCATCTATGTTAGTATCAAAGTCTTCGTCCGAGAACTCGAATAACTCACACTGCATACGGAACTGAGGTAGTTGGGATAACTGATAGAAAGGAGACTCGGTCTCAACCTTCTTGACCTCGAATAGAGATTCGGACAACGGAAGATAGATTACATCACCCTCTCTTGGTCGGAACTGATTGTCCGCAAGACGGTCACCGACTAGTTCTCTCCATCGTCGGCGAGCAATAACAAAGGTCGCTTGGTCTCGGAGTTCGATACCAAACTTAGTGAACAGGTCTCCTTCACCGTCAAAGGATTCAGTGTTTTCAATATACACTTCTACTTTATAGGCATCAGAGAACTGGGACTGGATACTGTCTAGGAAGATTTCTTCTCTTTCAACAATCTCTCTCGGCAGGTAATATACATCCTGTCCATAGAATTGGATTGCTTCAATCAGAATGTCTTCGTAAAGATTCTGTTCCGGTCTGTGTTTTGTACTAATATATGGATTGGTAGCCATCACTTACCCCATGAAGAACATAGGCCCTTCATCTTCTTCGTTACGGAATTTTTCCATGAGTCTCTCAATGTCCGCAAGGGCATCTTCATAGATTAAACGTGCGTTGACCGTAACACCGCCAGGCAATGTCATACCGTCAAATTTAATTAGGTTGGTACCCCACTGACGTTTAATCAGTGCGGTTGCATATTCTTTTAAAAACTTGTGATTCCAGAGAGAGTTGTATTCGGTTATACTACTATCTGGGTCACGTATGGCATAAACTTCAAATATTATAAAGTCATCTACATTTAGATTATTTTTAGAAATATGTAGGTTTATACGATTATACTGTCGGTCAAATGTAATTTGTGGATAACCACCCAGTTTCATGTCGAGTAGAGATAGCTGTTGCTGCATTTGTTCGTAATGTGCAAGATCTCCTAGTAGACCACCACCATTAGCAAAGTCACTAATAGTGTGGGACATGAACTGCCACGAGTCACTGAACCACCCCGAATGTGCATTACTAAAACTCATCGGTATCATGCGAACTACTGCGGTGAGATCCAAGTCATCACTGAAGTCCACATATTGATTATCGACATCTGTCTGAGTCAATTGATGTTTCAGGTAGTATCTCTTAGACCCGTCCGGATGATTTTCACGAAACCACTGTAACGCCTCGTCTATACGATCGTCTAGTTGTTCTTCGTCTATATTGACTTCAACTACCGGATGCCCCAAGGCACGTAGGCAGTAATCTATCAATTCTTCTCTACTTGTTGAATACATGACTATAGTCCAATATTGGTTACGTACTATTTATACGTTTATTTATATTAAAATTAAATATAAAAAAAGGGGGAACCGAAGTCCCCCCTTATATCTTAGTGTGTAATTAAGATTAATCGTTAATGATAACACCGTTCACATCATAGATGTCAATACGGTAGTGTGAACCACCTTGACCTTCTAGTTTAGTGGTATTATCCGACACAACAGCTTCAGCAACACGTAGTGATTGTTCTGCTTCCACTTCATCAACTGCAATCTCACCAGTTGCTTGTAGTTTAGTATCATTGATACACAAACCACCAGACAACGCAGTCTTGACGCGATCATCAGAGTAGTACTTATTGGTAATACCTTCTGGGATATTATCAGTAGTACGTCCTTCCAAATCTGTCAATCGAGTACCGTGACCACCAATTACACCACCTAGGGTGCTGTCAGCGTTCTGGAACTCAGTAACGATTTCTGCAAGAGAGTTCAGTGCAGTCGCATCCGTGTTAGACAAGACATTAGAGATCTGAGACTGTAGACCAGATTCTGCACTTGTTGCACGAGATATTTCAGCATCAATTGCAGACTGTAGATCACTATCACCAGCAATACGATCAGCAGTTTCAGTAGCTACCGCAGCTGTTCTTGCTGTAGTCTCTGAAGAGATCGCATCGTTGGACGAACCAGTCAGTGCATCAATTGCAGACTGTAGACTTGCGTCACCAGCAATACGATCAGTTTCTTCTGCACTAATAGACGCAGATAGATCCGAATCACCGGCAATACGACCACTTGTTTCAGTAGCAAGAGCAGTATCGAGTTCAGACTTATCTGAATCAAGTCTTAGACCAAGTGCAGTATCACCAGCGCCACGTGCATTCTCTTCAGCGCTTAAGTCCGATTCAAGTGCAGTGAGGTTGTTCTCAGCAGTAGTCAATCGACCTTCGTTACCATCAACACCAGAGTCAACATAGTCTTTGGTAGCGAATACTGAAGTATCAACACCATAAGAAACAACACTTGTTGTTGGAACTGTAGCAAGAATAGGAGGGTGAGCTCCATTCATCGCTTCATCCATATCAATGATAGTTGAACCGGAAACCGTGAAAAAGTTATAGGTGTCTATTTCGATCCTTGAACCATTGTAGGTTTCTAGTGTATTTACAGTTTCACCAGTCAGAATGTTGTAGATAATTAGACCTACATAACGGGTTTGTCCGTCACTAGACATGTGACCAGTAGGAACAAATAACATATCTCCAGACAACGCAAGAGAAGCTTTACCAAGACCTTTTGAATTATTCAAGACTTGCCAAGGAGTACTGCTTTCCTCTACAAATGAACGTATGAAACTACCATCAGCAGGATTATGGACGTGTGCACGGTTTGTACCATCTGTATCTTGAGTCCGGAATACTACATACTTGTCACTTACAGCGATACCATTAGCATACATGCTGGTGTTGTTACTAGGGCCATGAATGGTAGTACTGAATACAGTCCCTGCAAGACCATAAGCACCGGAAGTTTTCAGTATAGTAACACCCTGATTCGTCTGGCCAGTCGTGCCACCAGTTACAAGGTAACCGCCACCGAAGTCTACTTCATCCGGAGTTCCCATAGGGTCATAAGAGTATAACTCAGCCCAATCGGAGATGTTGTGAACTTTAACAGTGTCAATTGCGCTCCAATTTGACCCATAAACCGCGATTGCTCTAGTATCATCTACAACAAAAACTCTGCGTATAGCAGGGTCAGTGATAGTCGTAACTAAACCGTGGTCTGCTTGGGCAATATTTCTTATATCATAGATTTTACTATACTGTAGATTATTATAATTGCCTCTAGTAAACGCAATGTGGTTGCCATTGATAGAGAGATAAGATAACCAAGGATGGTTTAGTTCTGGGTAATCATCAAATGACCAAGACTTGACCAGTGTACCATCTAATAGATGCAAGGCGATAATAACTTCACGGCCGCCAGATTCTTGAAGTTGAAGAGTCACGAAATGGGTGTCCGAAGCATCCACAGCCTGGATCTCGTTGTCGCCAGAATATAACTCATCTACACCAGATATCGCAGCGAAGTCTGATGGAGTTAGTGAAGACCAGTCCACTACAGTAGACGTAGATACGGACAAACCATTACCCAAATCAGACGGCTGTATAGCACTTTCAGCAGTTTGCTTGATTGGTTCCATTCGAATATCAACTTCAGCTATACCAACTTTAGATGCGATAGATGCAGCAGTTGCATCAGCGTCTGCTTTAGT